GCCATCAGTGACATTTGAGCGTCTCGCAGGCGAAAAGCGCGCAGCCTCAGCATACGGCATCTCAAATTCCAAAACTGGATTAACAGATACCGCAGTTGCATGTGCACCGGATGCAGTAGACACTAATCTATCTTGTAAAATAGATAATGATGCAATCTCATTAGACACATCCAATACAATTGCGTCTGCGCTCGTGCCTTCACTACTACCTGGCAACCTATTCACAACAAGAATAGGATTGGTGGTAGTAGTAGCCCCTTGTGTGAGACTCACCTTATATCTCAGTGAACCTCGCCACCCCACATACGCAGGGGTCAAATAATTTAACATGGTCATATGACCATAATTATAATCTCCCAGCGTTGTAGAATACTCTCCCCCAGGTGCAAAACCACGATATGGGGGAAAAGCCCTTCTCACCACACGCACTAAATGGACGGCCGCAGCCGCTACCAAAGGCGTAATAGTGAAATATGCTCTGTTGTATCGCTTCAACAAAGCACGAAATGATGTTATACTTTCCCCAAAAAACACATGATCATAAGCCGTGGCATTATCTTGCCGGGCTAACATCAAATGATCTGTGTCCTGATTCATGGGCTTACTAGGCTCATCAGTCGTATCTTGATCAGTCGCTTGCATCTCGTCCTCACCTTGGGGTGCTACGAGACTAGGCGTATTAAAATAAGAATAATCATCAATACGAAAGTTGGGATTAGCAACACATAAATCTTCCCCAGCTGAAACAAAAACGTTAATAGCAACGTCATTGTTTATTGTGGAATTGGGTATGGTAAGTTCATTAACCACATACACGCGCAACACACCGTTAGCGCGCCGCAATGGCGGGGAAGAGGGCGTAGTTGGGCCCAGTAGAAAGGGTGTGTCAAAAACATCTCCTACTCTTCCGGGTCCAGAAACTTGAGCCCACGGATGGGCATTACCCCATCCTATGTCTACCGTAAAGTCCTTATCTTCAGCTATGTCCACAATGTACGTGTAATTAGTATTATACTCATTAGACGCAAATGCATATGGATCATAAACGATTTTAAGTCTTCCCTTATGGTAGGCAGATGAAACAATTTGAAAGCGATACCGCATAGTACCTCGCCAATTTTCAAATGGCAATGTTGCAAATGCACAAGCCGGTAAATGAATTTCCGGTAATGTTAATGTGGAATTTGCATCCCACACTTGAGGTGTGACCTCTATTTGAAACAAAGCATCCTCAGCTGCGTTAGACACTGTCCAAGGAAATTGTGTAATATACGATTCCCTTGCCGCTATGCTTTTAATTGTCATCTCGTCGGTCCCTGCCAATCCTGTTGTCCGAGAATCTACCGTCAACTCCTGTTTTGCATCAGTAGTCAATTTAGTGGTAGAATCTGGCATATTAGTGTTAGCAAAGTTACCAAAAGCCGTAGGACGATATGGCACGATGTCATCCAGTATGGCTGGACGCGAAAAACCAAAATTCGTCGCTATGGCTGAAGTAGCAGAGGCCGCCAATTCTGTAGCTCTTGCATACGGACCTATTACAGGTGCGTTACGCAAAGAGCCAGCAGCTTTTGCTACAACGGAAGCGGGCCGACTTACTGGCCCGGTTCCATACTCGTCTTGAGCCTGTGGTACAAGTGTACCTGGTTCAACACTAGTAGGTACGGCCAAGGAAACGTCCTCGGCCCACGCAAACACAGAAATGGTCACAGAATCATTTGCTCCGTTCGCGTGTTTAAGACCTTGTATAGTCTGTATGAACACTTCGCCCATGGCGGACCATTCCGCACGCGGAATGTTCATGGCATTTTCCTGCCAAAAAAATGGCAAAATCATGTCACCTCCTTGGGACAATGTAGGGTCCAAATAAACATGCGGGCGTTGGGACGCTGCAATAAGGTCTTGGGGGAAAAAGGATCGCGTTGTGACGAAATCATCATCATCCGGTAACGGTACATAGGACGCTATAGCGCGCCCATAGTGAAAACCATTGCCGTTAATGACAAACTTAAGATGAAGTTTCGCACGTAACAAATTATAATTCGAAATCCTATTAAGCACACGGGGGTTATTAAAATAATCAGACCATGGCCTAAAATTCTCGAATAATGTAGTTCCTGTTCCCCAGGAATACGACTGTATTTTAACCGGTCTTGAGAAGAAATTCCCAAGATCAGCGTCATTACTGTCGCAAATCCCAAAAGTATAATCTGGCTCACTGTCCACTTTATACTCCCAGGTAGAGGTGGCGTCTTTAAAAGCTACCATCTCAGATTGAGTTCTTTGATTAGTTTTATTTATTGTTACATTAAATTTACTTTCACTAAGCTACTACAAATACAACCGTACTATTCTCCGCTCACAGAATAGTCGGCGACATACATTGGCGTGTTGGCGAAACACTCCCGTAAATACGGGTACTCATTACGAGTGCCTATGTCACACAAAGCCTATGATTAATCCTACAGTATGTACAATCGGATTGCTCATGGTAACCAGTGTGTGACCGGTGATTTGTAAAGCGTCACGCTTCC